CGATCCTTTTCTAACCCACAAAATACCTCGATCGCTCACGATCAGACTGGATCGCTTTGATTAATTTACAAACAGGCGAAATCCTAAAGGATCCGGAAGGATCGACAATAGGAGGTGTGCAGATCCCTCGAATTCACTCTCCATTGAATGATTTGCCGTCTAAAGGCCAAGAAATGATCGACTTTGCCAAGGAAATCGGTATGCCTTTAATGCCTTGGCAAGAATTTGTGGCTATTCATGGCCATAAGGTCAAAGAGGATGGCCGTTGGCACTCGCAACTAAACAACCTCCTTCTAGCCCGCCAAAACGGAAAGAGCACCTTTATGCTTTTGCGGATCCTGACTGGCATGTATATCTGGGGAGAAAACTTGCAGCTGTCATCAGCTCATAGATTAACCACTTCACTTGAAACATTCCGGCAAATGGTTTCGATTATTGAAAGCAATGACAAGCTAGCAGCCGAGGTAAAAAAGATAAGATGGCAACATGGAGCTGAGGAAATGGAATTGAAAGGTGGTCGGCGGTTTGTGGTAAAAGCTGCAAACAATGCGAGCCGAGGAATTTCAGCTCCAGCCACAATTCATTTGGATGAGTTACGCGAATATAAAGATGAGGATGCTTGGTCATCAATGCGATACACAATGATGGCTTCACAAAACCCACAGGTATGGACTTATTCAAATGCTGGAGATCAACATTCAGTAATTCTTAACAAACTTAGGGAGCGTGGCTTAGCAGCCGCCACAAACCCATCCGACACGATAGGTTGGTTTGAATGGAGTGCCGAGCCTGATTCACCGATAACCCTTCCGTCAGGGGAAATCAATTGGCCGGCATTTGCTCAGGCCAACCCATCGCTTGGCATAACAATGCACCCAGATAATCTTAAAGCTGTAATTAACGATCCACCAGACATTGTAAAAACTGAGGTAATGTGTTTATGGGTTGATACTATAAACAGCGCAATTGATGCACAAAAATGGGCAGCTTGTCAGATTGAGCCAATTCCTTTAGATCCTGAAAAGTTAACATGGTTAGCAGTAGATTTAAGTCCAGATCGCAAATTTGGTGCATTAGTAGCTGCACAAAAACTTCCCGGCGAACAATTTTATATTCAGTTATTACATACTTGGTCAAATGATTATTCAATCAATGATCTAGCAGTTGCCAATGACATTGCACCTTATGTCAGAAAATATAATGTTCAGACTGTCGCTTATTCCGCCAAGACTGCACAAGCCGTCGCAAGTCGGTTAGTTCCTGCCGGAATTCCTATCACGCAAATGGATGGGGCGATATATGCTGAAAGTTGCGATCGATGGCTTGGGGCGATCAATAGCCATAGGTTGCAACATGGTGGGCAAGAGGAACTTACCCAGCAAACTCTTTCCGCTGCGAAACTGCCCTATGGGGATGGGTCATGGATCATCGGAAGGAAAGCGAGCAAGGTCGCAGTTTGTGCAGCTGTGGCCAGTTCGCTGGCAAGTTATTTCGCGACACAAGTAGAAACGGAAATTGACATACAAGTAGGCTAAATCGGACTTTATGGTATATTATACCTTAATGGGATTATTCGATAGATTTCGGACAACTCAATCTGACAATTCAGTTGATGTTGCAGCTTCACTTGCACCTTACAATTCACAGCAATTAGTTGGCGGAATTTTATTTGGAACAACAACCGCAACGCGCGAACAGTATATGGCCATCCCTTCGGGAGCACGCGCAAGAAATATAATTTGTTCAACAGTTGGATCTTTACCGCTTGAGCAATACAATCATTTTACAAATGAACATGTAAGACCTAATCGTGTAATTATGCAACCAGATCCAAGAGTTGCTGGTTCAGCAATTTATGCTTGGATCGCTGAGGATCTTTTACTTTATGGCGTAGCTTATGGAATGGTAATGGATTCTTATGCCGCAACTGATGCTTCAAGAATTCGTGCGTGGACAAGAATCGCACCAAATAGAGTTTTTGCATCACTAAATGGAAATTCAACAGAAATTGAATATTACACAGTTGATGGTAAGCGAGTGCCACCATTTGGTGTTGGATCTTTAATTGTATTTAATGGTTTAGATGAAGGAATATTAAATCGCGCTGGTCGCACAATTAAAGCTGCTGCTGAATTAGAAAAAGCCGCTGAAATGTATGCAAAAGAGCCAATGCCACAAATGGTTTTAAAATCTAATGGAACAAATTTAACTCCAGAACGAATTACAAAACTTTTGGATTCTTGGAGAATATCAAGATCAACAAGATCAACTGCATTCTTAAATGCTGATGTTGAATTACAAGCATTAGGTTTTGATCCTGCTAAATTACAGCTCAATGAGGCCAGGCAATACTTAGCTCTGGAAATTAGCAGGGCTTCAGGCATCCCGGCCAGTTTTGTATCAGCTGAAACCACTTCAATGACTTATTCAAACATGACTGCTGAAAGAAAAGCGTTAATTGATTTTTCATTACGACCAATCTTAACTGCAATTGAGCAACGCTTGAGCCAACAAGATTTTTGCCCTAATGGCATTGAAACGCGTTTTGATATTGATGATTTCTTGAGAGGTTCAGCATTAGAGCGTGCTCAAGTTTATGAAATCCTAAACCGCATTGGCGCGATGAGCGTTGAGCAAATCCAAGAAGAGGAGGACTTAATCCGATGAAGATTAATTTCCCAATAGAAATAACAGCTGCCGACACAAACAAGCGCACAATCTCAGGAAAAATTGTTACATGGGATGAGCAAGGTTCAACTAGTGCAGGATTAACTGTGTTTGAAAAAGATTCAATTGATTTTTCTAAACCTGTTAAATTATTGCTTGAGCATGAGCGCACTAAGCCGCTTGGCAAACTTATTGACATAACCGCAACAGACACAGGCTTAGAGGCAACATTTCGTTTGGCAAAAACTTTTTCTGCGGATGATGCGTTGGAAGAAGCTGCAACTGGGCTTCGTGATGGTTTTAGTGTTGGTGTAAAAATCAACGAATGGAAAAATGTTGATGGCGTATTACGCATTCAATCAAGTAGCTTGCAAGAGGTCAGTTTGGTAACTGAGCCAGCAATCGACAGCGCAAGAGTCGCTGAGGTCGCAGCAAGTCAAACACTAGAGAATTCCGAAGCAACCGCTGAGGAAATAACCAAAGAGGAGAACAAAGTGTCAGAGATTAATTCTGAGGCTCCTATCGCGACCGAAGCGGTAGAAGCGGCACAAACTCCAACTGTAACTGCTCAATATGTGGCATACACAAAGCCACGCGTAAATGAGAATGTTACAGCTGGACAATATGCAGCAGCACAAATCCGCGCTATTCAAGGCGATACAGATGCACGCGATTTAATTGCAGCATTACAAATTGCAACAACAGGTGAGAATACAGGAATGGTTCCACCTAATTATCTACGCGATGTAATTGGAATCATCGATTCATCTCGCCCATTCATTGATTCAATCGAGCGCGCTCCACTTCCACCAAGTGGTCTTAAGGTGTTTACACCTGTGCTTGGAAATCAGGCAATCGTAGGACAAACTGCTGAAGGTGTAGAGTTTGCATCACAAGACACTGCAGTAACATTCCAAGAAGACACAATCGTAAAATTTGCTGGTGCAAATGTTGTGAATGTTGAACTTCTTGATCGTTCAGACCCTTCATTTCTAGATTTGTTAATTCGTGAATTAGCAGCATCTTATGCACAAAAGACAGATGCTTACGCAGCCAAAATCGCATCAGAGGCAGCAGCAGGATCATCAGGTGCATCAATTTATGCAGCAATTGCTGACGGAATTGCAGATGCTTATGGAGTCATGCGTTTCACACCAAACCGTTTGATGGTTGCTCCATCAGGTGGCGAGGATGGCATTGATTTCGCTGGATTACTTGGCGCAGTAGCAGATGGTCGCCCTCTTTTCGCGGCAGCCGCTCCTCAAAACGCAGCTGGCTTAATTACACAAGGCAGCACAAATGGAACAGTTGCAGGACTTGATCTTGTAGTTGATCCAAACTACACAGGTGACAATGCAAATGTTAAACACGCATTGATTTACCCATCAGCAGCAATGCGATTCCACGAATCCGGAACATTTGATATTCGTGCGAATATCGTTGCAAATGGCCGTGTTGAAATCGGTCTTTATGGTTATGTCTGTGCAGTAAATCGTTACCCAGCAGCATTCCGTAAATTATCAGTAGCTTAATTTAACTGAGTGCCTAGGGTTGCTCCCGATCCTAGGCATCCACTTAAGGGAGAATAAAAGGAGATGACATGCCAAGCATAATTACAGCCACACAGTTGAGAAGCGTGCTTGGTGTGTCGTCTGCTTTATACAACGACGCATACTTAGATCAAATCATTGACACCGCAGAGTCAGTTATTTTGCCAATGTTAGTTTCATTCAAGAGCCCAATTCAGGCTACTTCATTAACCGATAATGTCGCTACATTTACTACACTAGGAATTCATGAATTCACCGAAGGACAATCAGTCGTCATCACAGGATGCGGATCGCCTTACAACGGAACAAGAACAGTATTGGCAGACAATCTTGGACAATATACCTTTTCAGCATCGATCACTAACGCC